GCAAATAAAGCTGCGGCCGAAATTGTCTCAGGGGGGGATCAAATGGCTGGGGAGGGGGGGAAGGGCCCGGTAACGCCCGCCTGGCCGGCTTCCAACCCGGAATCCCGGCCCATTGGCAGCCTGAAGCCCCGCATTGCAAATCCGCGCACGCATACCACGGAGCAGATCGAACAGATCGCAGGTTTGATCCGCGAGTTCGGGTGGACGCAGCCGATCCTCATCGAGCCGGACGGCACAATCATCGCTGGCCACGGGCGATGGCTGGCAGCCCAGACGCTGACAGGACAGCATGCAGTCGAAAACGTGCCCTGCATTGTGGCCCGCGGCTGGTCGGTCGCGCAGATCCGCGCCTACGTCATCGCCGACAACAAAGTCCCGGCGAACGCTGGCTGGAATGAAGAGCTTCTGCGGGCCGAGCTGACGGCGCTCGAGGGCGACGATTTCAAGATGGAGCTGCTCGGCTTCAGCGAGGCGGAGCTGGACGCACTGTACCCGGAAGAGAAACCGGAGGTGAACCCGGACGCGGAGACCAGCGCGCCGGCGTTGCCAGGCCGGGCGCGCACCAGGCTGGGCGACGTGTGGATCTGCGGCGCACACCGCGTCATGTGCGGAGACGCCCGGGATCCCGAAGCGGCGAAACGGCTGCTCGACGGCCAGCAGCTGGACTGCGTCTGGACCGACCCGCCATACAACGTTGCCTACGAGGGCACCGCCGGCACGATTCAGAATGATGCCAAGCCGGCCGAGCGGTTCGCGGCGCTGCTGAAGCGGGCCTATAAATCCATGTTCGAAGTCATGGCACCAGGCGCCGCCATTTACGTGGCGCACGCCGACACCGAGGGGCTGACCTTCCGCCGCGAGTTCGAGGGCGCCGGGTTTTACCTGTCCAGCTGCCTGGTGTGGAAGAAAAACGCCATGGTGCTGGGCCGCAGCGACTACAACTGGCAGCACGAACCCATCCTGTACGGCTGGAAACCAGGCGCCGCGCACCGCTGGTATGGCGAGCGGAACAAGACGACGCTGCAGGAATGCGAAGGGAACCCCTTCGAAGAGGTCGAACCGGGCCTGTGGTTGATTCAGATCGGGGAGCGCGCGCTGCTGGTGCGGGGCGAAAACCTCTCCGTGACGTCGGCGCCGGGCTCGGTCTTCATCGAAAACAAGCCCAGCCGCAGCGCCGAGCACCCGACCATGAAGCCGGTGCCTCTGGTGGAGCGCATGATCCTCAACAGCACAAAGCCGAAGGATCGCGTCGGGGATCTCTTCGGCGGATCCGGCACGACACTGATCGCTGCGCACAAGACGGGGCGCATCGGTTACGTGCTCGAGCTGGACCCGAAGTTCGTCGACGTCATTGTCGGCCGCTGGGAAAAGTACGCGGGCCAGCCGGCCATCCGCGAGTCGGACAAGGTCATGTTTTCCAGGGCGGTGAGCGATGCGGGGCCGACGACCTAGACCGTCATACCTGCGGGCGCTGGATGGGACCGATGCCAAGGCGAAGCACAAACGCCCTGATGAGCCGGTACCGGATGGCGAGCTCAAGGTTCCGCCGCATTGGCTGACGGAGCGCCAGAAAGAGCTGTGGCGCTACAGCCTGCAGAGCGTGCCGCCAGGGCTGCTGCGGGAATTGGACTCTTCAGTTTTCACGGTGTGGGTGGTTGCGTGCGACATGCATCGCGAGGCTTCAGAAAAGGTGGCTACGCTCGGGCAGCTGGTGAAATCGCCGGTGCAGGGTGTGCCGATGCAGAACCCGTACCTCGGCACAGTGAACAAGCAAGCCATGATCATGCTGAAGGCCGCGGCCGAGATGGGCTTTACACCGAGTAGCCGTACCCGTGTCAAAGTCCAAAAGAAAAAGCCGGGCGCCGGCAGTGCGTTCGGGGATCTCAAGTCCCTCACAGACGACTGATTACGCGGCGATCGCCGTGAGGTATGCCGAGGCTGCCGTCGCCGATCGCAAGGGGACGTGGACCGGCGTGCTGCTGCGCCAGGCCGCGGCGCGATTCCTGAAGGATCTGGCCCGCACACAGCGTCGGAAACCGCCCTTCACGTTCAGCAAGAAATGGGCGAACGCACACTGCAAGTTCATTGAGCAGATGCCGCACACCGAGGGGGAGTGGAGCACCGAGAGCATCACGCTCGAGGCGTTCCAGATCTTCTTTATCGTCCAGCTGTTCGGATTCCGGAAGGCCGATGGGACACGGCGGTTCACCGAAGCGGTGTACGCCACCGCCCGCAAGAATGCGAAGAGCACGCTCGCTGCCGCGATCCTGAACAGCTGCCTGTGCCTGGAAAAGGAAAATGGCGCACAGGTGATCAGCGCCGCCACGACCGGCGGCCAGGCCCGCATTGTGTGGAAGCACGCGAAGACAATGATCGACAGGCGCCCGGAGCTGCGCGAAACCTTCGATGTCGAGACCTTCGCTAACAGCATCGCGCGCTTCGACACCGGCGCCACGTTCAAGCCGATCAACAGCAAGGCATCGACGCAGGACGGTCTGAACCCGAGCCATACCAACCTCGATGAGGTCCATGCCCACAAGAGCAGCGATCTGCTGAACGTGCTGCGCTCCGCCGCCGGCGCGCGCAAGAATCCGCTCTGGCTGTACACCACCACGGAGGGCTACGAATCGCCGGGGCCGTGGCCCGAGCTGCGGGAGTTCGCCAAACGCGTGCTGTTGGGAGTGGTCGAGGCCGACCATCTGCTGGCGGTGCTGTGGATGATGGATGACGACGATGACGAATACGACGAAAAGAACTGGCCCAAGGCCAACCCGCTCATCGAGGTCAACCCGATCATCCGCACCGAGATGCGCAAGATGGCCACGGCGGCACAGAACATGCCGAGCACCGCGGCGGAGTTCCGGATCAAGCGCTGCAACCTGCCGGCGGCCAGCGCCAAAGCCTGGGTGAACCTGAAGAAATGGAACCGCTGCAGCGAGGTGCCCAACCTCAAGGCTCTGATTGGGGCACCGTGCTGGGGCGGGCTGGACCTGGCGAGCACCACCGACATGGCGGCATGGCGCTTGATCTGGTGGTGGGAGCAGCGCTGGTGGACTTGGGGCCGGTACTGGGTGCCGGCCGAGCAGGTAAAACAGCGCACCGAGGCCAACAGGGTCAACTATGCGGGCTGGGTGGCGGCCAAATACGTGCAGCAGACCGAGGGCGACATCACCGATTACGATCGCATCGAGGCCGACATTCTGGCCGACTGCAAGCTGTACAACCCCCGGAAGATCGCCTATGACCCGTGGAACGCGACGCAGCTGGTGACCAGGCTGGGGAACCACGGACTGGAGCTGGAGATATTCATTCAGGGCCCGCGCAGTTATCATCCGGCCATGCAGGCGATTGAGGTCGCATACCACAAGGGCCTGCTCGCTCATGGCGGCGACCCTGTCCTGCGGTGGAATGCCTCGAATCTGGTGCCGAGGAAAGACGTGAACATGAACCAAGCCCCGGACAAGAAACGCAGCGCCGACAAGATCGACGGCATGTGCGCGCTGCTGATGGCCGCCGGCGTCGCGGTCCGCGAAGTCGAAGAGAGCGATGACGCCGCCGGCTTCTTCGCCAACCCCGTGGTGGCCCATGCCCACTAAGCCAATGCCGCGAACAGCGGGCCTGCCGAACCTCGTCAACCCGAACGCGCATGACAAAGTGAGCAAGATGGGCAACGCACTGCGCCAGGCGCCGCAATTGCGCGAGTTCTGGCGGCCGTTCTTTACCTCGTTCATGGGCCGGCTGCGGGGGAACTTCAAACTGTCCGTGAACGGCATGCAGGCCGTGGGCCCGGTGAACAGCAGCAGTAGCTTCGGCGGCGTGACCATTACGCCGGAGCTGGCGCTGATGCTTTCCGCGGTGTGGGCCTGCGTCGGCCGCTACCAGAAAACCGTGAGCACGCTGCCGCTGCCGCTGATGCGGAAAACCGGCCGCAATTCCGCCGAGCCCTTCCCAGAGCACCCGCTGTATCGCGTCCTGCACGACCAGCCGAACAGCCAAATGTCCGCCTCGGCGTTCTGGCAGGCGTTCACCGGCCAGCAGATGACGTGGGGAGCCGGCTACGCTTTGAAGTTGCGGGCACCGGACCGTCGAATCATCGGCCTGAAGCCACTGCTGTCCGCGTACATGACGGCTTACCTCGATGAGCAGGAGCGCCTGCGGTACTACTACAGCCCAGGCGGGGGCCCGAACACGGATCAGGACTATGCCGCCGACGAACTGTTCGTCGTCATGGACCGCACCATGGACGGTTACGCGCCTCTCTCCCGGATCCAGTACGCCGCGAATTCGTTGGGGGTGGCGATCGCCGCCGACCGTTCCGCGAACCTGGCGTTTAAGAACGGGCTGCGGGCCTCGGGCATCCTGACCATTGCCCAGTGGCTGAAAGAAGATCAGCGCCAGGCGTACCGGGACAAGGTGAATGAATTCGTCGGCACCGGCACTGGAGACGGCAACGACAAGCAATTCGGCGTCTTCGTCGCCGAAAACGCTACCAAGTTCGAAGCGATCAACCTGAAGCCACAGGATCTGGAGCTGCTCTCCAGCCGCAAGTATTCGGTGGAGGATGTGTGCCGCTGGTACGACACCCCGCCGATCCTCGTCGGTCATTCGACCGAGGGGCAGACGATGTGGGGCACCGGGGTGGAGCAGATCATCCTGGGCTGGCTGAAGTTGGGCCTGGCACCAGTGCTGCGTACCAATGAGCAGGAGATCTGGCGGCAGCTGCTGACACCGGCGGAACAGGTGGACGGCATCTTCGCCGAGTACAACCTCGAGGCGCTGCTGCGCGGTGATTCCGCTGCACGCGCCGCGTTCTGGAGCCAGATGCTGCAGAACGGTGTGTACACCCGCCGCGAGGCCCGCGAGCGGGAGAGCCTGCCCGAGATTCCGGACAGCGACCAGCTGACCGTGCAATCGAATCTGGTGCCGCTGGAGCAACTGGGGCAGAATCCGCAGCAGAATGATGCCCAGGCAGTGCGCAACGCGCTGCGCTCCTTCCTGGGAATGGAGGACGACCGTGCCGAGCCTAAAGCGAAAGGTCCGTGACTTTGGCCTAGAGGTCAAAGACGTCAGCGACCGCGGCGAGTTTTCCGGTTATGGCAGCGTCTATGACGTCATCGATGCCTACGGAGAGGTAGTCGCGCCGGGCGCATTCGCCAGCACGCTGCGCTCCTGGGCGCAGAAGAGGCGACTGCCGCCGGCGCTCTGGCAGCATAACAGCCGCGAGCCGGTGGGCCCCTTCACGCTGATGCGCGAAGACAAGAAAGGCCTGTACGTGGAAGGCACGCTGCTGATCGACGACGTGCAGCGCGCGCGCGAGGCCCGCGCCCTGATGGCGGCGAAAGCCGTGTCGGGCATGTCGATCGGATTCGATGTGGTGGTGGAAGAGTTCAACAAGGAAACGAACCTCATCACGCTCAAGGAAATCAACCTCTGGGAGGTTTCCATCGTCACGTTCCCCGCTAATGAAGCCGCGCAGATCGAGAGCGTGAAGGCATGCATGGCGGAGATCCGCGACAGTGGTAGACTCCCGACCCTGAAATCATTCGAGGGCTTCCTGCGTGAGGCAGGGTTCTCGAATTCCCATGCCAAGGCGATCGCCAGCCGCGGCCTGGGTCCGCTCCTGCGTGAGGTAGAGAGCGGAGGCGACGAGCCCATCGACGTGAAGTCGATTCTCGACGAGGTCGGACAGGCGATTCGTTCGAAACCCATCACCATCGAGGATCTACTGAAATGACCCCGGAAGAACGCCAAGCATTGATGGACGGCATCAAGAAGCTGCTGTCCGAAAAAGCATCCGAGGCGAACACCATCATGCTGCAGCTGCAGGATGACGTGAAGCGCTTCGGCACCGAACAGGAAGGCCGCAAGGCCGCCATGGACACCCTGAACAAGGACGTCCAGAAGCTGGCCGGTCAGATCATTGCGCTCGAGCAGAAGTGGGCCGAGTCCGATATCCGCGCGAAGCAGGGCGGTCAGGGCGAAGATCGCACCCCGGGCGGGCTGTTCGTCGCCTCCGCCGAGCTGGCCGAGTACGCCAAGAATGCGCCATCGCAGGGCCGTTCGAATTCCCGCAAGTTCGGCCTGAAGACCATTACCAGCACGACCGCCAGCGCTGGCCAGGGTGTGTATTCCGACCGGCTGCCGGGTGTCGTGCTGCCGAACCTGGCCCCGTTGTTCCTGCGATCGCTGCTCGGCGCCGGCCGCACCTCGAGCAACCTGATCGAGTGGATCCGGGAAAACGTCGTCGTGAACAACGCCGATGTGGTCTCGGAAGGTGGCCTGAAGCCGCAGTCGAGCATCACCTACGCGCGCGAAGACGTGCCGGTGAAGACGATCGCGCACTGGATCCGCGCGACGCGCCAGATCCTGGCCGACTTCCCGCAGCTGCAGTCCCTGATCAACGGCCGCCTGACGTATGGCCTGAAGATCGCGGAAGAGCAGCAGCTGCTGCTGGGAGACGGCACGGGCGACAACATGCTGGGCCTGATCCCGCAGGCCACGGCATACAACACCGCGCTGAATCGGCCCGGCGACACGTTCATCGACGTGATCCGGCATGCGATCCTGCAGGTGATGCTGGCCTACTACCCGGCCGATGGCATCGTCCTGACGCCGACCGACTGGCACAACATCGAGCTGACGAAAGACAACGAGAACCGTTATATCTTCGCCAGCCCGAACCAGTTGCTGCCGGCGGTGCTCTGGGGGCGCCCTGTGGTGCAGGCATTCTCGATGCCGCAGGACCAGTTCCTCGTGGGCGCGTTCAGTCTGGCCGCTACCGTGTTCGACCGCGAAGATGCGGCGATCATGTTGTCGACCGAGGACCAGGACAACTTTGTGCGCAACCTCGTGACCATCCTGTGCGAAGAGCGCCTCGCGCTGGCGGTGAGCCGGCCCGCGGCGATCATTCACGGTGGCTTCCCGGCGGGCAGCACGACCTGATCTGGGGCTGACAGTCCATCCGCGACCGTGAGATACGGCGATGAGAGGGCCCGGGTAACCGGGCCTTTTCTTTTGGGGTAGGATCCGCCCATGCGCGTCGCCTTCCTCGATCGCTTCGGCCGGTTCTGCAAGGATCCGCGCGACCTCTTCGAGGTTCGGAAATTTCCAGGCGATGACCCCGACGTGTACACCAGCCTGACGCTCGAGCAGTACCGCAAGCTGTCCCGCGCCGATCAGATGGCATTGCAACAGGCGGACTCCGCCGCCGGACTGATCGACACCAGCGATAAGAGCAACGCGTAACGTGTTGTAATTTGCGCGGCGCGCAACTACTCTCGGCGCGTGGAAATCATCGCACTGAAGACATGGGACTCCCGCGAGTACGGGCTGGTGCGCACCGGCCTGAAGCTGACCGTGGATGAGCGCTACGGCAAAGAGATGATCCGCAAGGGCATGGCGAAGCTGCATGTGCCGCCGGACAGGGAACAGCCGCCGCGGCAGATCGCGTCGCCGGAAGGCGGCCGGGAGCAGCCGCCAAACCCTCCGGGCGCCGGCCAGCGGAGGCCCGGCCGGGCCGCTGGATCGGCGGCCAGCACATCGGGCCGCCGGCGGGGCGCTGGAGCGGGGAAACCGTAGTCGTCGCCGCGAGCGGCCCGAGCCTCAAACAAGCCGACATCGATCACGTAGGGGATAAAGCCCGGCTGATCGTCGTCAACGCCACGTACCGACTGGCACCCTGGGCCGACGTGCTCTATGCGGCAGACCACCCGTTCTGGAAACAGTACATCGGCAAGATCCGTGCGACGTTCCGCGGCGAGCTGTGGTCGGTGTCGGAGATGGCCCGTGACCAGTTCGGTACCTATTGGATCCGCCATGCGACAGGCGCGGGCTTCTGCACGGAACCCGACTCGATCAATGGCGGCGGCAATAGCGGATTCCAGGCCGTGCATCTGGCCGCGACCTTCGGCGCGCGGCGGATCCTGCTGCTGGGGTTCGACATGCAGCGCACGAATGGGGAGCTGCACTGGCACGGCAAGCATGAGGGCAACCTCCCGAACGGCGCCGGTTTCAAGGGCTGGCTTAAAGCATTCGACAGGCTGGCCGTGGACCTGAAGCTGCGCGACATCGAGGTCGTGAACTGCAGCCGCGCCACGGCAATGACCTGTTTCCCGCGATCAACGATCACTGAGGCACTGCCGTAGGAGGCGAGATGGGACCATTCGAAGACAAGGTGGTGGCCGTCACCGGCGCCGGCGGATCAATCGGCTTTGAGATTTGCCGCACCGCCGCCGAGCAGGGCGCCCGGGAACTGCGCTTGATCAGCCTGACGGAGGCTGGCCTGTACAACGCGAACCGCAAGCTGGCCAGCGCGGGCCCGAACATCGTCCCCATTCTCGGCAGCTACGGGAACCAGGCGCTGATGTGCCGATCGCTGCGCGGCGTCGATATTCTGATCCACGCCGGCGCGCACAAGCATGTGCCGATCTGCGAGGCGAACCCGCTCGAGGCGATCGCCAATAACGTGCTCGCCACCTACGAGCTGTTGCGCGTCGCGCGACAGCTGGTGGGCTCGGTTGTCGTGGTCTCATCCGACAAGGCGGTGCGGCCGACGTCGATCATGGGCGCCACGAAGCGCGTGGTGGAAAAGCTGACCATCGGCAATGCGCATCGGGTGAATGCCAACGTGGTGCGCTTCGGCAACGTGAAGGATTCCGCAGGCTCAGTGTTCCCGCTGTGGCGCGAGCAGATCGCCAAAGGCGGGCCCGTCACGCTGACCAGCGAGTTGTGCCAGCGATTCTTCATGACCATCCCCGCGGCGGTCGACCTCGTCAGCATGGCGGTGCAGTTCGGACTGGACTTCGGCCGAAGCGGTGACATTTACGTCGGCGACATGGGTGATCCCTACTTCATGGGCGAGCTTGCGAAACAGATGATCATGGAGAGCGAGCGCCCCGATACCGAGATCAAGATAACCGGCCTTCGGCCAGGCGAAAAGCTGGTCGAAGAATTGAACTTCGGCGGCATGGAGCGCGCCGGCGAGAAAATATTCCGCGTCACAGACCCGACACCATCCGTGGATCCCGAGGATTTCGCGTCGCTCCAGATCGCGTATCACCAGTACAACGAAAAGGCAGCGGTCGAGCTGTTGTGGAGGCTTGCACTATGACCCGAGTTGCCATCATCGGCGCCGGCTTCGTCGGCACCGGTATGCAGAGAATCTTTCCGAACGCGACGATGGTGGATCCGCCGAAGGGCATGTCCGAATCCATAGAGCGCGGCACACAGGGTGCGGATCTGGCGATCGTGTGCGTGCCTACCCCAATGGGTCAGGACGGCCGTTGCGACACCTCGATCGTCGAAGACGTGGTCGCGCGCTGCCAGGCGCCATTGATCCTGATAAAATCGACCGTGGAGCCTGGCACCACCGACCGCCTGGACCAGAGCGTTATCCCGCTGAACACAGATATCGCCTTTAGCCCGGAGTACATGGGCGAGAGCAAGTACTTTGTGCCCGACAGATATCTGGACCCCGTGAACCCCTTGAGCCACGGCTTCATGGTGATCGGCGGCAGCGATCGCGTGTGCAGCCGCATCGCCGACATTTTCCTACCGATCCTCGGGCCCACGACACGCTTCCGCTTTATGACGGCGCTCGAGGCAGAGCTGGTGAAGTACTTCGAAAATAGCTACTTCTCCATGAAGGTCACTTTTGCCAACGAGCTGCGAACGATCTGCGAAGCCGCCGGCGTGAACTATCACCGCGTGCGCGAGGGCTGGCTGGATGACCCCCGCGTAGATCCCATGCACACGGCCGCCTTCGCCGGCGCGCGCGGGTTCGATGGGAAGTGCCTGCCGAAAGACACCATGGCGCTGGCCCGGTATTGCCGGCTCATCGATGCCCCGTCTTACCTGCTCGAGGCGATCCTCGAAGCGAACAAGCGGATCCGCGCATGAACGCGCCGGCCGCGGCGGGCATTACGCTGATCGTGCCCTACTACCGCAACGCGGCCATGTTGTGCGAGCAGGCCAAGGAATGGTTGCTCTACCCGCCGGAGCTGCGCGTGATTCTGGTCGATGATGGCAGCCCGGAGCCGGCGCTGCCGATCATTAAGCAAATTGGGCATAGCGAGGCGCTCGAGGTGTACCGCATTGGGGTGGATATCCCGTGGAACCGCGGCGGTGCCCGGAACCTTGGCGCGCACCAGGCCACCACGGACTGGATCATGCATGTGGACATCGACCACGTCCTCCCGG